ACCACCAATAGTAACATTACCACCTACAGTTACATTATTAGTAACTATTAAACTAGATACAGATACATCACCTGTAAATACTAAACCTGTTAAGTTAGAACCATCACCATGAAAAGCACTAGCACAAACTTTATTAGATATAGCTAAATTACCTGCTACAGAAGCATCACCTGATACTCCAAAAGTTTGTCCTACAAATAATGTACCATCTACTTGAACAGCACTTGTAGCTATTTTAACTGCTGTATTAGTTCCATCTCCTGTTTGAACATTTGTTAGTGTTCCTGATATACCTGTGTTACCAGAGGTACTAACTTGTAATAATTTTTTATAGGTTGCATTAATTAAATTATTTGATAAATCACTCATACTGTATCCCACTTTCTGGTATTAGGTGTTGGAACATCATTCCATATAATATTAGCTGCTTCCCATGTAATATTTCTACCAAAAATATCTGGTCTTGCATTTGGAACTATAGTATCATCTCTTACATCAGCAGACCTGTTTTGTGGATGATTTTTTAAATCATAGTTACCCTCAAAACATTCAGGACATATTAACATATCATAACTATTTAATTTCATAACTCTCATATCATAAACAAATGAACATGAGTCACACATAGCTTTTGCTTTTGTTGCTGTTCTTCTAGACATTAAATATATCCTAATTTAGGTTTAAAATAAATACTTGCTCTTTCTTTGTCTTCTTCCATAGCTCTTTTTAATGTTTCTTCATAACTTGCTTTTAACATAGCAACTCTAGCATCAGGTATACCTGGTCTTTTTTGTGATAAATGATAAGCTAAACCATATGTTAAACAAGGTAAAAATCTTTTTGGTATATCTGCATTTTGTCCTGCAGATTTATTTACATCTTCTATTTGTCGTATTGCTTCTATTGTTAATATTTCGGTACTGTTATTTGGAATAGGATATAAAAATACTGTAGGTTTATCTACATTTCTTTTTATAGCATATTGTGTTGGTCTACCTGTTTGTGACTTATTAGGTAGCACATTATATTCTTCAAATGATATTCTTGTTAACTGTGTTTCTGTTGCTGCTATACTAGCTTTAACTGTAATAATTAAAGCATCATTTACTGATTCTGCTAAATCATAAGATGTAACACTTGTTGCTACTGTTACTGCTGTAGTAAATGTTGACCATAATAGCACACCTCTATTTTGCCAATCATTTAATAATAAATTTATAGACCTTCTAGCTGATTGTGGTGTATGACCTAAAGTTTGCTCACCACCTATCATCTCTGTAGCTTCTTGAATTACTTCATCTATATCTAAATTAAAATTATATGTTCCTGAACTAGCCATATTTTCTATGCTTTTCCTTTAGTTGTTTTTTAGCAACTTTTGCTAATCTTGATTGTTCTGGCTTACCACCAAACTTTGCTCTTTGTTCTAATACAGTTAATATTTGTATCTTTCTAGCATAAGGTTTATTTATTCTTTTAACTTTAGCTATTGTTTTCTTTGCATCTGCTACAGTTGCATATTTAATTCTAACTGTATCTTTAGGATTCTCGTCTGTATATAATCTACGACCAGAACCCTTAGGTTTTTTTCCTGTTCCTACTTTGGGGTCTTTTCTTTTTTTTCTCATTTTTCTTCACATAATTAGCAACTATCTTAGCTTGATTTGCATGAAGCTTAGAAGCTTTTTTTAATTGTTTAGTTACTTTTTTTAATCTTCTTACCATATTATACTTTTGTTGTCTTTTTCTTTTTAAATGTTGACACAAATGTAGGCTTACCTCCTACTCCTTGTGCTTTACTTCTTTTTCTTTTTACTGCAGATGTTCTTTGTCCTGCTGTCATTCTTTTAGCTTTTGCTAGTGGTACACATTTAGGATATTTACGTTTAGATGTTTTAGCATTTTTTCTACCACAGGGTTGAAATTTACCATCCTTTTTAGGAGCTCCAATATCAACCCATTTCTCTGATACCCATTTACGTAAACCACCACCAGTAGCAGCTCTATAAATTTTCTTTTTCTTCTTTTTCTTTTTAGTTTTCTTTTTGCCACCAGGTTTTATTTTGCCAGAGCAAACTGCAGAAGCATACATATTAGCATAAGCTGATGGATATACATCAAACTTTCTTTTAGCTGCTGCTTTACCTTTTGGACAAAGTTTACCCATTACTTGGCTCTACCACCAGATTTACGTCTAATAGTTCCACCTTTAGACCTATATTTGGTTTTACCACCCATTTTTCTTTTTAACATACCACCTTTAGAAGCATACTTGGTTTTTTTCATACCTGCCATACCTCCACCTTTTCTTTTTACTGTACCACCTTTAGACATATACTTAGTTTTTTTAAACATTATTTTTTCTCCTGTTGTTTATATAAATTATTAAATGTTACTTCTGGGTCTGTATAACTATCGTGTATCTCTGCTGAATGAATATACTGACTTGGTGCAAAGTCTGGAGCACCTTCACCAGTTACCCAAAGAGCAGGATTAGTTACTCTAACTCTATTGTTAGGTAATGCCACGATATTACCTGTCCATTTATCTGCGTCTATAAGTTGCAGTACGTGACTTTGTTTATGTTGTGCAGGGTCATCACTAATATAACTATCTGTGTAATCAACTGTAAACATATATCTTCCTTTATAAAACTCACCACCTATTTTACACATCCAAGGGCTAGAACTTATTCTATCCATTACTACTATGGAATGTCCTCTTGAGGAACAGTCCCAAGGTTGTGCTAAATGTGTATCCATTCTTTCTGGCATCTCTTCTAAAACTTCGTCTGCTACTAAACTTGTTATTGGCATCCTTGCCCACATTGCACCTCCATGTATATTTTCTTCTTCATCTATGCCAGTAAAAACTACTTGAAAACTTAAACATCTATCTGGTATTGTATTGACTGCTATCGCTAGTCCATGTAAATATTCGCCATGATAATCTATATGATTGTTAGTAAATTCTTTTCTTACCCAACATTTAAAATGGGGAATATTACTTATTAAATATGACAGTTAGCACCTCCATCTACGTCTTGCTTGTCTTAATCTTGAGTTAGGATTCTTAGCTGCTTTAGGAAACTTTTTCATTTGTCCTGCAGACCTAGCACAAAAACTTTTTCTTCTTGCTGCTCTTTTACCTGTTGGTTTTTTTTCTGTAACAGCAGTTTGTAATTTACTTCCAGGATTTTGTCTTCTATATTTTGCTACACCTTTTGCTGTAAGACCTGCACCTTGTTTGGTAGGTCGCTTATCGCCCTTACCAATGGTCATGCCTTTCATGCCTTTGCCTTTTATTTTTCTTTTCTTTTTCTTTTCTCTAGGCATTATTTTTATATTCTCTAGGCTCTTCTTTTACTTGAGCTTCTATTGGACCTCTAACTCCAGGTCCTTTTCTAGCTTTTCCATAACCTTGACCAGTAGGCTTTGCACTTGTATCATGTCCTGTAGAATTATTAAAAGTTCTAGCATTAGAACCTATTATTAAATCTTTCATATTATCTTGCATTATTTTCTCCTCTTCTTTTTTTTCTTTTTCTTTTTATTGTTTACTTTTGTAATTTGTTGAACTGCACTTATTCTAGTAATAGGCATTAGTTTGCTCCTTGTATTACTGGGTTAGGTCCTCCTGCAGGACTTGCTGCTACCTGCATATCATCTTGTCTCATTCTTCTAGCTTGATTACGTAAAGCATCTATAGAATTTTTATATTTTGTTTCCCATGTTGCAACAGCATTTAAATCTTTTATAAAATAACTAGCTTCTATCATACATGCAGAAAATAATGCATTATAACAAAACTCACTAAAATAATTAGAAGTAGTTACACTTGTGCCTGTAGCACTAGCTAATGCTAAAGGTCTACGTGTATATTGTATTTCACCTGATACTGCTGATGCAGGTGTTGGTACAATATAAATTTGTGTATTAGTTTTTCTTGAATAATATCTTGGGGTTCCTGTTGATGCACTAGCAAAGGGAAAATAATCTATTGCATATTCATAAGTTCTTTGTAATAAATTTACCTTTGAACTTGCAGGAACATCTGTTGTTGAAACACTTGTGGTATAGTTTACATTTCTTATAACTAACGCATCAGCAGGTAAACTAACTACTGGGTCAGAAGCTGTAAAAGAAAAAGTAGAATAATTATCTAGACCTGGGTCATCCAGTTCTTTAATTAATCTATCTTCAGCTTTTTCTACAAAAAAAGATATTTGAGTTTCAAACTCTGATGAATCATTTTCTATAGTATTTATTATATCTGTTTTAAGAAATGAATAATTAGGCACTATGTTATCCTACTATTAAGGTAACACTACCTGCATCTGGTGTAGATATAGTAACTGTTGCACTACAAGCAATACCCATCTCTCCAAAATACATATCTGATTCTGCACTAGCAGGAACTTCATAAGTTACTAAGTTTCCTGTTTGGTCACCAATAGCAATTACACCTGCTACAGTAGAATATGAATGAATACCTATTATTCTATTCTTTGCAGTAGAGCTAATGATAACACCATCTCCACCTCTTTTATTAAATGTCTTAATATTTGTTGCCATTTTAAATCCTTATAGTAGGGAGAGTATATTTCAACCCTCCCTAATTATTAATGGTTAGGCACCTTGATTACCAAACCAACCTCTCCAGTCAGATACTCCAAAAGAATATCTTTCTCTGGCTTTAAATCTGAGGTTGCCAGTATCAAAATCTGGTTCCATTTTAGTTTGTAAAGGTGTTCTATTGAACATCTTTGAACCATTAGGAACATCAGTTTTAATAAAGAAAGCATTAGTGTCAGTAAATCTTCTGTTAGTCATATATCCTCTTGGGAATACTCCTAAGTTTCTGATAGAGTTAATGTCATTGTCTGCACTACCTACAATTCCTGGTGTATTTAATAATACATCACATGTAAACATTAAGTCTACAGGAACATGTAAAGATACAGCAGATGAACCAATTAAGATTCCTCTATCGTCTTTAAACTTTTGAATTTGAATAACAGCAGATTCCAAACTAGCTTCTGAGATTGCTGCTGCTGTAGCTGTATTACTTTGATTACCATCTCCAACAGTTGGGTGTGAAGCATTAAATAAACTTACTCCATCACCTTGTGCTGTAGTGAATCCTTCGTTATATAGCTTTGCAGCTTTTACTTGCTTGGTATTAGCCATTGCTCTAGCTAATCCTTTTGCTCTTAATTTAGCAAAAGTATCATAAAGGTTATCTTCCATTGCTTCTTCTGTGATTGCAAAAGCTAAAGCAATAGTCTCATTTGTATAACGAGCTGTAAAGCTTTCTCCTGCATCATCATAAACAACGGCAGCACCTTCTTGTTTTGTTGGAGCAGTACCAAATCCTGTGAAAAGGACTTCCTCTTCAAAAGACCTATCTGAATTTTCTACTTCATATAGTGGTTCATGCTCATTATTAACTTCTCCATACTCCATTCCAAAGACAGCATTTAATCCTGGAAGGAGTTCTTTACTTATCGCAGCTCTATTTATTGGCATAATTTATCTCCTTTCCTATTAACCTGTTACTGTTGCTGTTATGTAGTTATCCATGTGCATATTAATACGCACCTCATACCAAGGGTATGCATCTGTTATACCTGCAGATGTGCTAGTACCAGTATCCCAAGGTGCTCTACGTATTACTCTTAGGTTACTTGCTGCATTAGTATTACCATCACTATCTAATGTATAACCACTCATACCAGTTTTATGACTTCCTGTTCCTGGAATGAAAGGTGCATTCCATACACCAACACCTGTTGGATTTGTAGATGTGGTAACTCCTGCATCAGATTGAATAAAAAATGTTTGGTCAGGGTCACTTGCAATGTGAATTTTTACATCAGTTGCTGTAGTTCCTCCGACAATACTTCTGGCGAATTTCTGTTCTCCACTAGCATTTACAAAACTACATCCTTGAAAAACACCTGCAGCTTTTGTAGATGCTGCAGCAGTACAAGGTTGAATTGAGCCACTATCTCCTATAAAAATAGGGTCTCCAGTAAAAATATCTGTAGGTATTAATGCTGAAGCCACTTTAGGACTTGCAGGGTTCAAATCAATAGTACGTATACCAGTAGAGTTAGAACCATCACCATTTTTCTTAGCGAGGATTAATCCTCTTGGGGCATTTACACTTGCCATAGTCTAATCTCCTTTATTGTTAAAAAAGCAACAAAAGGGTTATTCTTGAAAATTAGGTTGTCGACCTTTTGTTACTGTGGTTTTACTTGAATTAGAAATAGGCATACTTGAATTATTTCCTCTCATTAATTGACTATTAACTGCATCCATTAATTGGTCAGACTTATTCTTGTAATACTCATTTCTACTTTGGAATAACTTGGTAGGTATTTTACCTAACGCAATGTCTCCACGACAGACAGCTCCAGAGTATCTTCCCTCCATCTTCACGACTGATGTTTGTTCTAATTCAGGTACTTCTTTCATATCAACAAATTTCCAACCTTCTTGCATTTTTTTCCCAATGTATTTGAAATCATCTTTTCCTTTAAGAGTTACTCTTAACCATCCAAGAGTCATTCCTTCGTCTTTGAAACGATTTATTATTGCTTCTGGTATGTGTAAATTATCTTGTTCTTCAAACTGATAATTTATTTCTTCGTTAGTATTATTTTCTCTAAGTTGTGAACTACGTGTATTGATTCGTGTCATTATTTTTTACCTCCACGTTGCATGTTTATTGTTGTATACTCGCCTTCTGCACTCGTTGCTTTGAGTTTTTCTTGAGCATACTGTTCAAGTGGTATATTCCATTTATTAGCTAGTCTTACATCTTCTTTAGTAAGCTTTACTTTATTTTTAGAACTAGGAGTGCTACGTGTACCTCCTGCTACTACTTGTGCAGTTTCTGACGTTTCCTGCTTACGAACTTCTTTAGTTTCCTCTTTGTTAACTTTAAACTTATGAGGAAAAGTCTCTTGTAATCTATTATTAATTTCTTCATAAAATTCAGAGCTTGTAGGGTCATACCCTTCTTCCTTTAATTCTGTATCAATAGCTAATGCACTTGCTGTCATTATTCTATCTTGTCCGAACCATTCATTTTGTGCTGCCCAATCTTGTGCCTTTGGGTCAGGTTGTGGTTGAGGTTGTTGTACTTGTTGTTGTTGTAATGGTTGTTGTTGAACCTCTGGTTCTTTAAAATTATCTTTAGTTGATTGAATAGTTTTTAAATCAACTTGTGCTTCATTTAATGCTTCTTGAGCTTTTAATATTTTAGCACTATCACCTTCTTCGTGTGCTGTTGCATAAGCTGTTCTTGCTAAATCTAATTTATCTTTTATCTGTTTTTCATTAGCAGTTAAATTAAGTTTACCAATTTCATAAAAATCTTTTTCTTGTTTTTTAACTCTATTTGATAATTCTTCATTTTGTCTAATTAGTCTTGCAACTTCTTCTTCTTTTTCTTTTCTTTGTTTAACTAATTGTCTAATTCTTTTTTGAGCACCTTTGGTATCTATACCTTCTAATTCTTTTGGCTCTTCTTTTTTTGGTTCTTGTTTAGGTTCTTCTTTTATTTCTTGTTTAGGTTCTTCTTTTACTTCTTCTTTCTTTTCTTCTTCTACTTCAAATTCTACTTTGGGAGCTTCTTCTTTTTCTACTTTAACTTCTCCCCACTCTTGCTGTTGTTCCATTTTATTTCCTTTCGCTGCTTACGAGACAATCGCTTTTACGTTACTAATATTATACTACATTTATATAAAATATACAAATATATTATACACTATATTTAGATAAATTAAAGGTTGGGTCTAATGTCTTAGGACTTTCTACCTTCATAATTATCTGGTCATCATATAAAAGAATATACTTTATTCCTTTATATTGTATTTTTTGACCTGCATGTTTACCATAACATACATAGTCATTTAATTCACACCAAGGTCCTTTAGGAAACTTTTCCATATCATGATAAGCTAAATCACCCATAGCAACAACTTGTCCTACTGTAGTAAGATAAGCCATATCATCTCTGGTAGAGTCTGGTAATAATATACCACCTTTAGTTTTTTCTTTAATAGAAACAGGTCTTACTAAAATATGATACCCAGGTAAATCTGGTAATACATCTGGATTGTTTATATCTTCATTAGAAATCCACGCATCATTTTTAATACTTTTTGCCATGTTTACTTGTTGCATTATTCTTCTTCTCCTTCATACATTTTTTTAATTATATTTTTAATAACATCTATAGACCATTCGATACCTTGAATACGACCTACTAGATGCTTATAATTAGCGAATGAATCTGCTTGTCCATTCGCTAAATTAATTCTTAATAAATTTAACTCTTCTTCAAACTTACGAAGAGCTTCGCTAGATACTTCCATTTATCTTATTGGTCTCCAAAAGCAGGTGCAGTATCTGCAGCTATAACACCCCAAATAGCCCAGTTAGTAGAATCTAATGCAATAAAATTAATTTCTATTGATTCTGGAACATTAACTGTTAATTTAGAATTTGAACTACCATTTGGAAAAACAGATGCTGTTGTATTACCATCTATATCATGAAAAGTAACACCACCTCTAGATATAAAATTTGCATCTGCTCCTGTAGATATTATTGGATTTGAAGCATCAGCAGCTACACCACCATAAATAAATTTAAAATGTAATCCTGCAGATGGTGAAGGTAAAGTATATATTCTATTACCTGTTACGTCTGGAATAATATTTACTCTTCCTGCATTATCAGCAGCAGTTAAACTTGTATTTGCATCATCTAATACTACTGGAGTTGCTACAAAACCATTATTACCATAAGTAATATT